GACTGTTTCTACTGCCAGCGGCCCGCGTGAGATTGAGTTGATTTCTGTTGCTGAGATGGATGACCGTCGCTGGCAGGCTGGCGACACGGCAGGCATCCCGCAGGTTTACGCAATCAACGCTGGTCAGCTTGAGCTGTTTCCGACGCCGTCTGAAAGCATGACTGGCAGCATTGTTTACGTGCAGAAAATCCCTGCTCTGTCTGTCAGCAATACATCCAACTGGCTTTTGGAAAATTATGTTGACGCTTACCTGTATGGCTCGCTGGTGCATTCTGCGCCATACCTGCAGGAAGACCAGCGTTTGACGACTTGGGCAGCGTTGGCTCAGCAAGCAATTGACGCAATTAATTTTGATAGTGACCGTGCAAAGTATAGCGGCAGCGGTCTGCGCATGAAGGTGAGGGCATACTAATGGCCACGACAACAAATTACAGCTTCACAAAGCCTACTGTTGGCGGCGATCAGGATACTTGGGGGACAAGCCTGAACGCAAACTGGGATGCGATTGATGCTCTGCTTGGCGGCACCAACGCCACCGAGTTTGCTATCCTTGACGGCGCCACGGTTACAACTGCTGAGCTGAACTATGTCAGCGGCGTAACGAGCGCCATCCAGACGCAGCTAAATGCCAAGGCGCCGATTGCTGGCCCTACGTTTACTGGAACCGTGACAGCGCCAACATTGTCATCGACGACTGCCACAATCACCACGGCAAACATTACAACGGTTGACCTTGGCGACTGGACCATCACCGAAAGTGCTGGCGTCCTTTACTTCGCCACTGGCGGCGTCAACAAGATGAAGCTGGACGCATCCGGCAACCTCACAGTCACTGGCGATGTTACTGCATATGGGACGGTCTAATGGCGCTGCAACCATCGGGGCTGATTACGCTCTCTGACATTCAAGACGAGTTCGGCGGTGCCAACCCGATTGGCCTGAGCGAGTATTACCGCGGCGGCGCATACACGACCAGCAACAACACCAGCGTGCCTGAAAGCGGCGCGATTTCGCTGTCTGATTTTTACAGCGCGACAAACACGGTAACGGTTACTTATGAGTTGATCGGTGGTGGCGGCGGCGGTGCTGGCGGCGGCAACCCGCCAAACAATGGAAACGCTGGTGGCAGTAGCTACATAACCGGAACTGGATTTAGCTCTGTAACATCTTCCGGCGGCGCTGGCGGTCTTGCATATGTCTTTGCGTCTACTAGTGGTGAAGCATCATATTACGGAGCAGGCGGCGCAGCAGGCATTAACGCAGAATACAGCACACCCGGCAGCGGCGGAGCTGCCCCATCAACCTCTTATGGCGCTGGCGGCGGTGGTGGCGGAAGTCGGTTTGATGGTTATGCAGGGCGAGGCGGTTCTGCCGCATCTCGTGTAACTGGCTCTCAAAGCATATCGCCGGGGACGCAATTAACAGTTAGGGTTGGTTCAGGCGGCGTCCAAGGCACGGGCGGATTGACTAACGGCGGTAGGGGCGCAGGTGGGCGCGTAAGCATAACTGTAAATGGCGCTACCACCACATACACGACGCCCGGAACATACACTTACACGGTGCCATCATGACGTTAATTCCCCTCAAACTCCCCGCAGGCATCTACCGCAACGGCACCGAGTTCGAGGCGAGCAACCGCTGGCGCGATGCCAGCTTGGTGCGCTGGGTGGACAACACCATGCGCCCTGTCGGCGGGTGGGAGCAGCGCGACCAGATGGACAGCGTTGCCCCTCGCGGCATGCACGCGTGGACCAGCCTGTCTGGCTCCGAGTGGATTGCCACCGCGAGCTACAACAAACTGACAGTGGCTACTGGCTCTGGCGTCATTACCGATATTACGCCTGCCGATTTGGTGGATGGAACGCTGAACGCCGAGGTGCCTATTGGCTACGGCTCTGGCGCGTTTGGTCTTGGCTATTACGGCACTGAACGCATCGGCCAAGGTAACTACGGCGAGGCGACAACGTTCTCGCTTGATAACTGGGGCGAGAACCTTGTCGCATGCTCGACAGATGATGGCCGCCTGCTTGAGTGGGACTTAAATCCAGCAAACGACGCTGCGGCTATAGCCAACGCGCCAGTAGACAACTCCGGCCTATTTGTGACGGAAGAGCGGTTTTTGTTTGCTCTTGGCGCTGGCGGGAACGCGCGCAAAGTGCAGTGGTCTGACCGCGAAGACAACACGCTTTGGACGCCTGCTGCTACCAACGAGGCTGGCGACATTGAGTTGGCCACGTCCGGCCAGATCATGCAGGGCATCCGCACACGCGGTCAGGCGCTGATCCTGACCGATCTGGACGCCCACTCGGTGACATACATCGGCGGCCAGTTTGTGTATGGCTTCCAGCGCGTTGGCTCGTCATGCGGCGCCACCAGCCGAAAGGCTGCTGCTGCCGTGGATGAGGGGGTTTTCTGGATGGGCCAGCGTGGCTTCTTTGGCTACGCAGGCGGCGCGGTTACTGAACTTCCCTGCGAGGTTTCGGATTACGTCTTCAACAACATCAACCGCGCGCAGATCACCAAAGTGTTTGCGGTATCAAACCAGCAGTTCAACGAAATCTGGTGGTTTTACCCAAGCGCAGGCAGCATCGAAAATGACAGCTACGTAGTCTACAACTACGCCGAGGGCCACTGGACCATTGGCATGCTTGCCCGCACGGCTGGCGTTGATCGCGGTATCTTCCGCCGCCCGATCTGGGCTGCAGCCGATGGCTACACCTACAACCATGAAGTCGGCCTGAACTACGATGGTGCTGACGTTTACGCCGAAAGCGGGCCGATCAGCTTGGCAAACGGCGACAACGTGCTGAAGGCCACCATGCTTTACCCTGACGAAAAAACGCAGGGCGACGTTACAGCGACGTTTAAGACGCGCTTCTACCCCAACGACACAGAGACTAGCCACGGCCCATACAGCATGGCCAACCCGACGCCAGTGCGCTTCACAGGGCGGCAGATGCGTGTTCGCCTTGATGGCGCGCGGCTGGCTGACTGGCGTGTTGGAATAATGCGTCTGGATGCGGTTGCGGGTGGCAAGCGGTGAGTTACGGATACAATCCACCACCCGTAACGGGCAACCTGCAGGTATGGGCGCAGAATATCGTTACATACCTACAACGTGTGGCGTCACGGCTTGCGTTCAAGACAGACGATGCCCGCGCGTCCGAGAACGGCGTGATTCTGTATGACAACGTGAACGGCTACCCTGTCGTGTCGAAGGATGGCGAGTGGCGACAGATCGTGCTGGCCGATGGCTACGCATTCTTTGGCCAAGACAACGACATAACCGCTGCCGCCGCCAACACGGCGTATGCCATCACCTACGACACGCCGCCAATGTCTGGTGGGATTTCGCTTGGCACGCCTGCCAGCCGCATCGTGTTTGAGGAAGGCGGCACGTATTTGCTGGCGTTCTCGGCGCAGATCACATCCACGTCCGGCAGCACTGTTGCGTTTCGGTTTTGGCCGCGCATCAACGGCGTAGACGTGCCGGGCAGCACGATGGTTGCCAACTTGCACCAGAACAACGCCACGACGGTGATTTCGCGCACGGCGATATTTCAGGTCAGCGCTGGCGATTACCTTGAGGCGATGTGGGCGACAGACAGCACGTCTGGCTACTTGCACGCTACGGCGGCAACGGCTTATGCTCCGGCGGCGCCGTCAACATCGCTGTCTGTAACGAGGATTAGGGCGTGACACCTGATATTCACGATTACCGCAAGCAAATTGATGCTGCTTTAAAATACAGCAACGGCACGCATTTATTTGAGGATGTGGCATGGGCAGTATTGCAGGGGCGCATGCAAATGTGGGCCAATGGCGAAACAGTGGCCATTACTGAGGTAATATGTTACCCTCGCAAAAAAGTTCTTCATGTTTTCTTGGGTTCGGGCAAGAGCAAAGAACTTTTCGAAATGATTGACAGCGCATGGCAGTGGGGCCAAAGCATGGGTTGCACGGGCATGACGCTGGCGGGCCGTAAGGGCTGGATGAAACTGATGGGTAAATTCGGCTTTAAGCCAACCCTTTACGTGATGGAGAAAAGCGCATGAGCGGTGGCGGCGGTAAAGGCGGAAGCCAAACGCAGAAGGTGGAAATTCCAGCTTGGCTTGAAGGCCCGGTTAAAGAGAATTTAGCCCGTGCTAAAGACGTCCAACAGCTTGACTATATGCCATGGATGGGTCCGACTGTTGCGGCTCAAACGCCTCTTGAAATGGCAGCAATGCAAAACACAGGCCAAGCAGCCGGTGCGTTTGGCATGGCAGGGTCAAATCTTACTGGGGCTGAGGGCATGCCAACTCCGCAGCAATTTGCTGGCGGGATCACTGGCTACAGCGACTTCCCGATTTATGAGCAGGCTCGCAATCTTTACGCTCAGTATGATCCCACGACATATGCGGCACGAAACGCATTGTTTATCGGCGGATCTGGTGGTTCTGCAGCGTCACCTAGCCCAGCAGCACCTGCAGCATCTCCGTCAACTCTAACCGACCAAGAGCGACGGATGGGGCTTACCGAAGAAATGAAGTCGCGCGGCATGACGGTTCGCGATATGTGGGGGCGATAAGATGGCAGGCGCAGCATCAATGAACGCAATCAGGCAGATTGCTCCCAACGCTGGGCAGCTTCCTGCTAATTATGACCCTAATCGCGGCATGACTACGCAGCCAGCAATTCCTACTGGTGGTTCCCAGACTGTTCAGCCAGCCGCAGCAGATCCTGTGGCTTTGCAGTCAGGTAATGCGCCAAACGTTTATCAGCAGTCTGCTGGCGCATACAACGCAGCATTGGCTGGGACTGGCGCGGCAGCGGAAGGCCCTAACATTGGCCAGTTTATGAACCCATACACCAGCATGGTGACGGGGCAGACGCTGCAAGATCTTGAGCGTCAGCGCCAGATGGCAGTCAACACCACTGGCCAGCAAGCAACGCAGGCTGGCGCGTTTGGCGGTTCGCGTCATGGCGTTGCAGAGGCT